AAGTGCTTGTGGTAGTCTTAGCGCTAAGAATATATACACACAAATATTATATGATTATTCTCTTCCTAATAGTTATTATTTAGATCCTAGTTCAACTTCACGTCTTAATATTTTATGTTTAGCTGGGTATGCATGCTTTAGTGAACTAAGAGCTAGTACTCTGACTGTTAAAGGTAACATAAGCGCTTGTGGTGGTCTTAGTGCTACTGGAATGAATAGTTACTTTGGTTGTAATATTGGTATCGGTACTAATAGCCCGGGTAAAAGTCTTGAGATCTGTTCAGGAACAGGTGACGATGGGATAATACTTTGTTCAACAGGAAGCGGCGGTCGCGCTGTTGCTGAGTTGCAGATTGATAATGTATCCAACGGGACCGCAGATTTTAGACTATACTGCGCAACAGGTATCACAACTAGAATTACTACTAATGCAAGTAACCCTACTTATTTCAATGCGGGTGATGTTGGTATCGGTACAACAACACCAAACCAAAAGCTTACTGTATCTGGTAATATAAGCGCTTGTGGTGGTCTTAGTGCTACACAAATGGCGAATTATTTTGCTTGTAAGGTTGGTGTTGGTATCAATAGACCGACTGAAGCACTTCATTTAGGACAAGATTGCAAGTTAGCATTCGGGACACAGCCTAATGGCATGTCAATGTTTCGTTGTGCGGCTAATGGTGCTTCCTATATATGTGGTGGTACAGGGGGTAATATGTTTATCACAGAACCAGATGGTAATATCTATATTCAACCAAAAACCAGTGAATCTGGGATCACAATCCGCGCCGATTCGTGCGTTCAGTTATATTATGACAATAGCGAAAAGCTTAAAACACAAAGTACAGGGGTTGATGTTATAGGTGCTTTAAGCGCGAGTACTAATCTTAGAGCAGCTAGCGCGGTCCGTGTACCAGATAATGCTTATGTAGCATTAGGTGATTCAGATGATCTTAAGATTAAGCATACTGGCAGTGAGAGTCAAATATTTAACAATACAGGGCAATTAGACATAAGAACACCTAGCCGGTTATTAGTGACCTCTAGTGGTGGTGATGAAATGATTAGAGCTGAAGTTGACGGTTCTGTATGCCTGTATTACGATGACTCTGCTAAGTTATGTACAACAAATACCGGTGTTAATATTACCGGCGGAGTAAGCGCCTGTAACACCCGCAATGGTATTGTTTCCGCTGGGAGAGACTTAGCAGACATCTTTGCAACTAGTTCTGGTAATGTTGATGGCTCTGGTACAAAGTTCAAGATACCACAATGGAATGATACAGATACAATAGGTGATAGTCCCCTTTCTGCAGTAAATGATGGAGTAAGTTTAGACGGTAATTTAACTTTAGGTGATGGTCATTTTATTGGAGATGATTCTTTTGATAATCTCACTATTATATCATCTTCTGGTGAAAATTTAGTTGCAGCTGCAGCTAATGACATTTACTTAAATACAGATGCTTCTGGTGGAGGCACTGGAACTAATAGAGTTAGGATAGATGAAACTGGTGTTGGTATTGGCAATATAACACCAAATCAAAAACTTACTGTAGCAGGTAACATAAGCGCTTGCGGTGGTCTTAGTGCTACACAAATGCCAAGTTATTTTGCTTGTAGTGTAGGTATTGGTAATAATAGACCGGGTGTTTTTGGTAGCGATGGTAACTCACTAGTTGTTGGTAGTGGGTCAGGAGGACAAGGTATAACAATCTTTGCTGAAGATAATAACAATGCTAATTTATATTTTGCTGATGCAACGTCAGGGACCGGTTCATATGTCGGTTATGTACAATATAGGCATTCCGAGAACAAGATGGCGTTCGGTGTATCAGCCGGTAGAAAAATGACCATTGATGGTGGGGGCTGTGTTGGTATAGGTGAAACAGCACCAGGGCAAAAACTAACTGTAGCTGGTAACATAAGCGCTTGTGGTGGTCTTAGTGCTTCGCAAGCGCCTATTTATTTTGCTTGTCGAGTTGGTATAGGTACAGCAGCACCGGAAGCGCCACTGCATGTTAATTCTACTGGCGGTACTTTGGCTCAGTTTCATAGAAGCGGTACTCAGTTAGTAACAATTGGCGGGTCGAGTAATAAGGGTCAAATTCGCTTTCAGTATGGTAGTGATTGTATTTCGACAGGAGCTACTACAGGTGGAGATTATAGTATAGACACTGGCGGTAGTGTAGGAGCCGGCGACAACATGTTCTATGTTTGCAAGGGTGGTAATGTTGGTATCGGTAATACAGCACCCGGTCAAAAACTAACAGTAACGGGTAACATTAGTGCTTGTGGTGGTCTTAGTGCTACAAAAGGTGTTGGTTACTTTGCTTGTAAAGTTGGTATTGGTACAAATAGACCGGAGGCAAATCTCGAGATTTGCTCTGCCTTAGATCAACAGCATTTATATATTCAAGGTGCTAACAGTGGTGTTGGTGCACTCGCTAGATTAAAAACTATATCTTCCGGAAGTGTTTTGCTTTTGGAAACTGGTACAGCTTCAGATAGTAGAGACATTTTAAAAGCTAAGAATTCAAGCGGTACAGTTTTAAATCTTCAAGCTGATGGTAAACTCGGCATCGGTACTGAGGTCCCTAATGAAACTCTAACTGTAGCTGGTAACATAAGCGCTTGTAATACAGTTCAAGCTTGTTCTGTTAGTGCTAACTCTACCAACGGTGGTTTTGTTTCAGCTGGTCGTGACCTAGCAGACATCTTTGCAACAACATCTGGTAACGTTGATGGTACCGGTACAAAGTTTAAGATACCGCAATGGAATGATACAGATACAATAGGTGATAGTCCTCTTTCTGCTACAAATAACGGCGTTAGTGTAGCTGGTAGTATAATCGCATGCGATGTAGATCCTAGAATTAGGGTGGATGCAACAGCCGGTAATCACCCGGGATTTGAATGGTTAGAAGCTGGTTCAAGAAAATGGATAACATATAATGACCCAGATTCATCGCAGGGTGGAAATGATAATCTTACATGGAAAAATGCCAGTGATACTGAGTTAATGGAACTTGACCAAGATGGTTTATTGTATGTAAGTAGTAAGATTGTACATTTAGATGATACTAATACTTTCATTAATTTTACAGATGATGATATTAATATTCAAGCTGGAGGTGTTAATTTTATAGATATTACTCAGGATGCTTCAAACGAAATCACTTTTAATGAAGCTGGAGCCGACATAGACTTTAGAGTTGAAGGTGATACAGATACGAGTTTGTTGTTTACAAATGCTGGAACTGATAAAGTTGGTATAGGTACAATAACTCCAGGTGATAAACTAACTGTACAGGGTAATCTCAGCACTAGCGGTAACATATGCTTAATAGATGACGGTATAATAAAGTTGGGTAAAGACAATGATTTACAACTACAACACGACGGAGCTAACTCTTATATTTCTGAAAACGGTACAGGTGATTTATATATAACGACTAACGATGCTAGTGTTTATATACAAGATGCTAATAGCGGTAATATTATGCTAGGCGCTAAAGGAGGTAGCGGAGAAAAAATAGAACTATCACAGGGCGGTACTGTAAGACTTGAGACAACAAGTACGGGGGTAAAAACATGCGGTAGTCAATGTGTTACAAATGATTTAAATGTTGACGGGGATGCTAAAGTACGTGCAGCAACTGTAAATCGCGGACTAACTGCATTTAGAGGTCTTAGTGCTAGATCAACACATCGAGGTTTTGTTTCAGCTGGTAGAGACTTAGCAGACATCTTTACAGCATGTACAGGTACCATTGACGGGTCGGGCACTACATGCCATGTACCTCAATTTACAGATTCAGATACGATTGGTAATAGTTGTGCTTATTTTAATAGCACAACTCTTGTTAACCGTGGTTTGATAAGTGGAAGTAACATCTGTATTGGAGGAGATGTACCAACAAACGCTGTTATCGGTCAATCAAGAATAGGCAATTATGTTGGTGACAATGCTTATTTCTCGCATATTGATAACGGTACTTCAGCTAATTATGCTGTTAAGCAAAATGCAAATGGCGCAACTGGGTTAAACTCAAAATCAGGTCAAATTTTAACTTTAAATATAAACAACGATCCACAGTTAACGGTCAACGCAGATTGTGTTGGTATTGGTACAACCGGTCCAGCGCAAAAACTTCATTTAGAGTTTGCAAATACAGATACAAGTTTTTCTGGAGGAACTGGAGGCGCATGGGGTAGCGAAGGGTTATTAATAGAAAATACGAGCACTACTACCGATACAATGGCTATGATTCAGCTGCGTAATGGTGATGCAGACATTCATATAGCTGGTATAAGACAAGGAACAGATGATAATGATTTAGGTTTATTTTTTGAAGCTTCTGAAAAAGTAAGATTTACGCATGATGGTGATGTTGGTATAGGTACAACCGCACCAAATGAAAAGCTTACTGTAGCTGGTAACATAAGCGCTGATGGTAACATGTATATAACAGCTGAGGATCCTTTCATATACATGACCGATGACAGCGGTTCAACATACAATGCAGCATGGAAATTTCAAAACAATTGCCAGTTTTGGGAATGGGGCGGAGGTAAAAAAATATATTTCGATTCGAGTTCTGGAATTCGACTTGGAGATTGGGGCGCAGGAACAGGAACCTTAGCAACAACACGTGATCCAAGAATAGGTAAATGTGGATCAACTTTTGGGGGGCTATGCTTTACTACCGGTAATTCAACGAGAATGGTTATTCAGTCTGCTGGTAACGTAGGTATTGGTACAGATTCACCTAATGAAAAACTTACTGTTGTTGGTAACATAAGTGCTTGTAATACAGTTCAAGCTTGTTCTGTTAGTGCTAATTCTACCAATGGAGGTTTTGTTTCAGCGGGTAGAGACTTAGCGGACATCTTTGCAACAACATCTGGTAACGTTGATGGATCGGGTACAAAGTTCAAGATACCACAATGGACTGATACTGACACGTTAGGTGATAGTGCAATATCAGCTATTGATAATGGGCTTTATATAGATGGTTGCGTTGGTATCGGAACCTCAACCCCTAACTATACACTTGATGTTGAAGAATCAGGCGCAAATATGCGTTTACGGAACACCGCTACAGATGCAACGACTCAATTTGTAATGAGGTCAGGAGGATCATCAGGGCAGAATCAAATTATATTTGGTGATGATGATGACGCGAATATAGGAATGATACGGTACAGGCACAATGGTGACAGTCTTGCTTTTGATGTATCTGACTCTGAAGCAATGCGTATTCTTTCTGATGGTAAGGTAGGTATCGGTACAACAACACCTAATGAAAAGCTTACTGTTGCTGGTAACATAAGTGCTTGTAATACAGTTCAAGCTTGTTCTGTTAGTGCTAATTCAACTAACGGGGGGTTTGTTTCAGCGGGCCGTGACTTAGCAGATATATTTGCAACAAGTTCAGGTAACGTTGATGGTACTGGTACAAAGTTTCAAATACCTCAATGGAATGATACAGACACATTAGGTGATAGTCCGCTTTCAGCAACAAACTCCGGAGCTAGTATTACACGATGCGATGATGTTAGTACATTAACACTACATAGAGATGGTAGTAACCCAGGAACAAATACAGTACTTTCTAGAATAAAATTTGATCAAGACTATGGCGGAACACAGCAAAACTGGGCTAAAATCGATTTATGCTCTAATGATAGTTCTACCAGAACAGATATGGACTTCTACGTTAAATCTATTTCTGGGGGTTTATGTAGAGCGTTAACTTTACATGGTGGTTCTTCTAACGAAGGTACCTCCGTTGGTATAGGCGCCAGTGTTACAGATCCTGGTCCAAAATTAACAGTAGGTGGTAACTTAAGCGCTTGTGGTGGTCTTAGTGCTACTGAAATGAATAGTTACTTTGGTTGTAAAGTTGGTATAGGTACAAATATACCAGACTATAATTTACATATTGAGAGAGCTGATACCACGGGTCCAACTATTCAACTACAAAATTCAGAATATTGTGCTTGGATAAATGCTTGGGGGTCAGGTGCTTCTGCCGGACGGAAATCTCGATTTGAAATTAATGCCGGGTCAACAAATTTTGCAGTAGGTGCTGATACAATAAGATTTCAGATAGGTGATGTCGGTGATTCTTGTGAAAAAATGCGTATCGACGCAACTGGATGCGTTGGTATTGATACTACAACGCCAAATGAAAGGCTTACCGTAAAGGGTAACATAAGCGCATGCGGTAATGTATTCGCTAACAATAATGTTTATTCAGGTAATAAATTATTTGTTTTCGGAGGGTCAACTGCTGCTGGTAATTATATTTGTAATAATAGTTCTGGTGATACAACATTCTTCACTAATGGTGGAGAAAGAATGACCATAGAAAATGCTGGTAATGTTGGTATAGGTAATGACGATTCGGGTTGTACTGTTACGCCGAATGAAAGACTTACTGTAGGAGGAGCTGTAAGTGCCTCTGGTAATGGTTATTTTGCTTGTGTTATAGCTGGAGGTTATTTTGAGGAAAAAGCTGCTAATGCTACATTAGCATGCTACCCAACTGGTACACTTGTTGTTATAGGTGAATGTGGAGATTTAATACAATCAACAAGAGAAAATGATAAAAAAGTATTTGGAGTAACGCAAAATGGTGTGTGTCAGCCAATAGTTTTAGGTGCAGAGCCTGTTCTAGTTACTGGAGACATAAAGATTGGTGATTATATAACTACATCGGATAAACCAGGGCACGGTAAGAAAACATGTGCACCTGTTTATGGTTCTGTTATAGCTCAATCTATGGAGGCGGGTACAGGAGATTCACACCTAGTTAAAGCGATGATCCGTAAAATGTAATTAAATATATATATAAAATGTCAAGACCTTTAAAAATAACAACAACCGGTGGTATAAGCGCTCTGGGAGGCCTTAGCTCAACGCAAGTAAATAATTACTTTGGTTGTAGTGTTGGTATTGGTGTCAACAGACCTGTTACACCTCTTCATGTGTGTTTTGCTGGTTCTTGTGGTCCAAGATTCGAATCTACTAGCGGTAGTTCTTATATATATTTAAAATCTTCTAGTACTACAAATAATAGTATACTGTATTTTGCTGATGCCTCCTCATTGTTTTCCGGAGCTGTTATATATAACCATCAGTACGATTATATGGCGCTTCGTACTAACGGCGGTGAAAAGGTACGTATAAGAAGTTCAGGAGAAGTTGGTATCGGTAACGATGAAGCAGAGCAAAAATTAACAGTATCAGGTAATGTTAGCGCATGTGGGGGTCTTAGCGCTCATTCTCATGCTAACCAAGCTAATTATTTTTCAGGCAACGTAGGTATTGGTACAAACAGACCTGGATACGCTCTTCATATTGACAATGGTGACTTACTAGTATCCATGGATAATGGTGGTTATTTTCAGGCTGATGAATCTGCAGATGCAATAAAGCATTCAGACAACGTTAAAGCGATGTTTGGTACCGGTAACGATTTACAAATATATCACAGTTCCTCCGGCGAAAATTCTTATATTGATAATTCTACTGGTGATCTATTCATTAGAAATAACGGTGAAAACGATGTCGTAATAGGGCATAATGCTAATAAGGGTTTGGTATATGTTCCAGATGGAAGAGTAGAGCTCAGATTTAATGACGCTAAAAAGTTCGAGACAACTAATTCAGGTGTATGTGTTACTGGTGGGTTAAGTGCTTGTAATACCCGTAATGGTATTGTTTCTGCTGGTCGTGATTTAAATACTATATTTTGTACTGTTGGTAACGATTGTGAAGGAACGGTAACAAGCATTACAGCTGGCGACGGTTTAGATGGAGGTACAATAACTTCGTCTGGTACCATAGCTGTTAACTCTACTGTTGTACGTACAACCGGTTCGCAAACAATTGCTGGTGATAAGACGTTTACAGGCAATACTACTATGACAGGTGATCTATCTGTACGTGGTTCAGTAACATGTATTGATACAAAAATATGTACAACATCTGCTATTGAAGTTCGTAATTCAGGTACAGGTCCGGCGATTCTCGCAAATCAAACTGGAGCGCAACCAGTAGTAGACTTTCAAGATGATGGTACATCTGCTTTCTATATTAAAGATGGGGGTAATGTTGGTATAGGCACTACAAGCCCTTCTACTATTCTTGAGGTATCTGGAGAAGGTGCTGGAGCTGCTGGAATTGATCTATCTCAAGGTGAAAGTTCTACTATTTCAAATCGTTTATTCTTTTCTACCGGTACTCCTAGTCAAGGAGTTGCCTTATATAATCTTAATGGTACTCTTAATTTTTCCACAGGTGCACAACCTGCTAATACATCTGGCGATTCAAGGATGTACCTCACCAATGCTGGAAATTTAGGTGTAGGAGCTAGCTCACCAAACGAGAAACTTACTGTTGTTGGTAACATAAGCGCTTGTGGAGGAGTTTGCGTAAAAGACTCAATAACTCTTGGAGGAAATATATTTAAAGATGTAGAGAATTCTTTTTTAGGATTATATGGAGGATCGGATACCTTAACTAATGACGGGTTTATAAAACTACACGGTAATAGTAATAATTGGGGTAAGGTCCAGACAAATATAGGGTATGATGCCTCAAACAGTAAAGCTCACTGGACATTGAATAACACTACAGAGTTAATGACTCTCAAAGGTAATGGTTGTTTAGGTATTGGTACAACAGCACCAAATGAAGCACTAACTGTAGCTGATAACATAAGCGCTCTTGGTCATATCTGTACTACTTGCTGTAATGTACAGGGTAAGATTGTTAGAGGTACTAGTTGTGTTGTTGCTACAAAAATAGATTCACAATATGTTTCAAATGTTGGAGAAACAAATATCACTAGTGGTTGTCAAGGATGTGTACAAATAGGTACATCTAAAGCATATGGTATAGCAATATCTGCTTCGCCCACCAGAGGGTGCACTGCTGCGGTTGGTATTGGTACAGATCCAACGACTGCAACTTTACATGTGAGTGGAGCTGGATACAGTGGTGGTGTAACAAAGATTTGTGTATCGCAAGCAGATGATGGAGCTGGTCATGCAGGCGGTAATGCTGTACTGCAATCTTCTGGATGGGGTGAAGCCTACGCATGTGTTGGTCCTCATTATATTGCAGGTGTTGGTGGTGGTTTAAGAGTTAATAGCACTACATTTACAGATTTTACAAAGAGCGCCTCTTCAAAAATGAGATTAGATACTAGTGGTTGTTTAGGTATTGCTACTACAACACCAAACGAAAAACTTACTGTAGCTGGTAACATAAGTGCATGCGGTACAGTTGAAGCATGTGGTAGTATTTGCACTGACGGCTTTCTCTACGCAACATGTGGAAGATTTTCTAGTAATATATGTGTTGGTGGTAATTGTGTATTTTTTGCTGATGATTCAGCTTCAGCATACTTAAAAGCTGCAGATGCCTTATTCATTGAATCCGATTACGATGCTGATGATACCGATAAACATATAATTTTCCAAACCGGTGGTAAACAAAGAGCTCGAATAACCACACACGGATTAAGTAGTTCTGGGGGTCTTAGCGCCGCTGGTTCTTTAGGAGCTGATAACTATTTTGCTGGTAATGTAGGTATAGGTACAAATAGACCTCCTCAAGAACTTTCTGTTAAGGGTGAAGTAACAATACTGAATTCTTCTAATATTCAGGTGGCTACTATGCAAAGATCTAGTGATGATGGACAGTTCTTACTTAATCAGAGCGGAGGAGTCACTAGAGTTTGTTTAAACTCTAATGGTGATAGTTATTTTAATGGCGGTGATGTTGGTATAGGAACTACAAGTCCTGATAATAAACTTGATGTTGAAGCTTCAGATAATTCAACATCCGACACCACTGGAGTCAAAATTACTAATTGCAGCAGCACGACAAACAGCAACGCAGGTATTTTATTTCAAAATTATGACAATAATGGGGCGTGGATTCGTTCAATAAGAACAGGAAGCGCAAACGGTAAACTTTCTTTCGGAACTAATAGTGGCTGCGGAATTGCAGAGTCAAATATTTCTGAAAGAATGGTTATAGATGAAGATGGTAATGTAGGAATTGGAGCCTCAACCCCATCTGATTTCAGCACTAATGCTAGAAACCTCGTTGTTGGAAGTGGTTCAGGAAGCCAAGGTATAACAATTTATGCACAAAATAATAGTGGATCTAGTTTATATCTTGCAGACGGCACTTCTGGCGATCAACTATATAGAGGTTATATAACCTATAGTCATTCAGCAGAAAAACTTTCTTTAGGTGCTGGGGGAATAACTAGGATAACAGCGACTAATGGAGGACTTGTAGGTATTGGTACAACAGCACCCGAGCAGAAGCTCACTGTTGCTGGTAATATAAGCGCTTGTGGTGGTCTTAGTGCTACACAAATGCCAAGTTATTTTGCTGGTAATGTAGGTATTGGTACAAATAGACCTGATGGTTCTCTCAACTTAGCAGATAACTGCAGCCTTCGATTAGGTACAGGTGGAGACTTTAGATTTTATCACGATAGTTCAACGAATTTTGTTGAAAGTCATAATGGTGATATAATTTTCTATAACTACGATCATGGTAATAATATAACATTCTGCGCTGAAAACTCAAGTGGTACTGCTGGTAATTATATACAGATTAATAGTAGCACTAATTGTACAATATTTGGTAAAAATACACGACATTCTGATAATGTAAATGCTTATTTTGGATGTGGTGGGGATTTGCAGATTTTCCACGATACAGCTGATTCTATTATTCGAGAGAATACTAGACATTTATGTATACAAAACGCTGCTACAGATGGAGATATTATATTTGCAGCAGATTGCGGAGATGGTAGCGCGACAACACCATACTTTAGAGTTGACGGCGGTTATGGTGGTATTTGTTATTTTAAGAGTACCCTACACGCGGATGGTGTTCAAGCAGGTTTCGGTACAGGTAACGATATGCAAATTATGCATAACGGTGCTCATGGATTTATAACTAATGGTACCGGTTGTCTATGTATAACACCAGGAACTGTTCTTGCTGTAGCTGGTGGTGTAAGTGGGACAGGATATTGCAGTGTTAATACCAATACAATATTTGGTACACAGGCTTTAAATACAACAGGAACAGGAGGCCAAAATACAGCGATTGGGTTACAGGCTATGCTGGCGCATACCACCGGTTATCAAAACGTAGCTGTGGGTGAAGCTGCCTTACAATGTAATACGGAAGGTCTTCGTAACACTGCTGTTGGTTGCGGAGCTTCACAACATAATACAACAGGTGATTGTAATGTTGCTATAGGTTGCCAAGCTTCAAATTGTAACTCGACTGCCAACTCTAACGTAGCTGTAGGTTCAAAAGCATTATTCAATAATACTGCTGGAGATATGCTAGCTGTTGGATCTTGCGCTCTTGCGGCAAATACAACTGGTGTTCGTAATACTGCAGTAGGTAATCAATCATTATGCAGCAATGTATGTCATAATGATAATACATCTGTTGGTATATACGCGTTGAAATGTAGTACTTCTAACGCTAATACTGCTATTGGTTCGCGTGCTTTGCAGTTTACTTCAACTGGTGACGGTAATAATACTGCTGTTGGGTATGCAGCTCTATATTGCAATGGTGCTTCTGGTTATAGTACTGCTGTAGGTAGTAATGCTCTTTATCAGAGTACCGGTACACAAAATACTGCCCATGGTTATGCAGCTTCATATGGAAATACAGATGGTACATGTAATACTGCAGTAGGAGCTTTTTCATTATATTGTAATTCAGGTGGTGATTACAACGTTGCGGTAGGTCGTACAGCTTTAAGAAATAATACTTGTTCTTATAACGTTGGCATTGGTTATGCTGCAGGTTATAACGGAACCACAGCTGACCAAATCGTTGCTGTTGGTGGTCAATCTTTATATACAAATATAACAGGTGTTAGTCAAACAGCATTAGGATATAGAGCTTTGTATGAGAGTAACGCTCCATGTAACACTGCAGTGGGCGCATGCGCGTTAAACCAAAATGAAACCGGCATCAGCAATACAGCTGTAGGGTATAGAGCTCTATGTTGCAATTGCACAACTAATGAAAATACTGCTGTAGGTTCATATGCAATGGCCCGTCAGACTGGATCTAGAAACGTTGGTGTAGGTTATGGTGCAGGTTGTACTACTAGTGGACATTGCAATGTATTTATTGGTTGGGAAACAGGTAGATTTGTATGTCTTGCTTGTAGAATAACTGCAATAGGATACCAAGCTGTAGGGGGAACTGGTTGTAAGACTGGAGGCAATATGGTTGCTGTAGGTTTTGCTGCTCTTTGCTCAAACACAACAGGATCTGGTAATACTGCTGTAGGTTATCAAACACTGGAAAAAAATACAACCGGTGAACATAACGTTGGTCTTGGTCAATCGGCACTCTATAACAACACATGTGGAGGCTGTAATGTTGGTCTTGGCCTCAATGCAGGAAGTAGCAATGTATCAGGTCATTGTAATATATATATTGGTTCCTGCGCTGGAAAAGACGCTAGTACCGGTTCATGTAATACAGTGGTTGGATCAGTTGCTTTAAGATATAATGAAGACGGTGGTTGTAACGTTGCTATTGGTTTAGCTGCCGGAGCATTTGAAAATAATGGAACTAGTTGCATATGCTCTCCTGATTGTAATACATATTTAGGAGCTTGTACAAGATCTGCAGCTACAGGGGCAACAAACGAAACAGTAATAGGTTACCGCGCTTGTGGTTGCGGTAACAATACAGTATCTATAGGTAACTGTGACGTTGGAGCAATTTACCTAAATACAACCGGTTGCGTAATAGCTAATGCTTTCGCAAAGATCAGTGGTACTTCATGTCAATTTTTAAAAGCAGACGGTAGTGTTGATAGCTGTTCGTATACTACATGCACCGGTACAACAACACCAAGTAACTCACAAACATTCACCAACAAGAGCGGTTGTATATCTCAGTGGACAAATGATTGCGGGTATACAACTTGTACTGGTACTAGTACAATAACGTGCGTTGATGCTACTTGTGGCTTGTGCGGTGGTGGTAGTAGTGGTACTGTTACTGTTTGCCATGAAGATACATCATCACAAAGCTCTTGTAATTGCAGTAATGGAATCGTAATTCAAGATGTTACGCTTGATACATATGGTCATGTTACGGGGCTTGGAGCTTGTAACTTAGATAATAGATACTATGAACATGCATGTATATGCAGCTTCTTTAATAGAGGTTATGCTGCATGTATTGAGTCTGCTGCTGATTGTGCTATTGGTTGGTATACAATTGCTACAAATTCAGGAGACCGCGCTATAGCTAAATTTGGATTAAGAGATACAGACAGTAGTAGGCATCAATCTGTTATTTTCTACGCATCGCATAACTACGGTACTGACACATCAAATGTTGTAACTGTATTACACAACTCAAGTTACAGTACTACACCATTTAGATATATTAGAATTAAGGATGATGGTACGTATGATGGTGCTGCTCTACAGGTTTATATCGACAATGCGAATAATACTATACAAGCTTATATATTAGGAGACAACTTCCAAAGCTCAGGTTGGGTGCTAAAGGACTGGATACCGGATGCTGATGACCCAGGAGGTGTTACAGATTGGGCATCCTTTACTGAAAAAACTAAAGTTGATCTAGATCTTATAACCCAGGGTGGTATAGCTACAACAGGACCGATATACGCTGAAGGTCAGTTAGCGCAATGTAAAGTCTTAACAACTTGTGGTACTACTAGCTTACGGCAGAATGATGATGTTAAAGCCTTATTCGGGGATGATGATGATCTGCAAATTTATCATTCGGGTTCACATGGCTTTATCGATAATAATAAAGGTACTCTTTGTATTAGAAACAATGTCGATGGTGACGATGGTGGTGATATAAAACTAATGCCACATGATAATGAAAACGGTATCATTATATATGATGATGCGGGTGTTTCATTATATTATAATAATTCAGAAAAACTAGAAACAACGAGTGCGGGTGCATGCACCACAGGTACACATTGCGCGACAACATGCTTAAGATCGCCTACAGTATGCGGTACAACTTGTGTATATGGTAACAATGGACTTTTCTGTGGAGCTGCAATAGGAGGTGTAAGTGTAAGTTCATGTTATGCTTTATGTGTTGGCTCTTGCGGATCATGCTCTGGTCAAGGCTCTATACATACTACAGGCGGTGTATGCGTAGGAGGAGCGTTATCAAAGGCTTCTGGTTGTTTTAACATTAAACACCCTCTTCCAGCGTTATCTGCTAGTAAATGCTTATCACACTCATTCGTTGAGGCTCCACAAGCTGATAATATATATAGCGGCGTCGTTGAACTAACTGCTGGTAAGGCTACTGTTAACATCGACAGTCAACATGGTATGACAGACGGTACTCTAACAGCGTTAAATAGATGCTTTAGAACATTTACTACCAATGAGACTAACTGGGACCCTGTTAGAGGCTCTGTTACTGGTAATACATTAACAGTTGAGAGTTGTGTAGCTGACTCTACTGCTACTGTTTCATGGATGGTTATAGGTGAAAGACATGACTTACATATGCTTCAGAACCCTTATACAGACAGTGAAGGTCGTATCAGGGTTGAGTATGATAAGCCAGAAGAAGACGATGATTGATGAAGATTTGCGTTGTAATGTGGTGTGATGGTAAGACCGCAAAAAAATACGGGTGTACTAGTTATCATATAAATAAAATATACTGCCAAAAGCACGGATATGATTTAAAGTTCTCTTCAAAGAGAAGGCATAATAGAGAGGATCTAGCCTGGGAAAAGTTACCTATGGTTATAGAACATTTAAATAATTACGATTATGTTATATGGATGGATGCAGATGCTCATTTTTATGTTGACAGAGGGCCTATTGAGGATCTAATTAAAGAACATAAAGATGTACAAATTATCTTTAGTGAAGACGGTACATGTAAAGGCTTTCCGTCTGAGCTTGATCCAAGTGAATGGCTTAAATCTTCATGTAAGGTTAGACACCCTGCGTTAAATACAGGCGTTTTTATAGTTAAGAATACATCCGATGTAAAGAAGCTTCTAGACGTTTGGACTTACGATGAGTGGTTGTTTAAACAAAATTATCCTTATTGGGAGCAAGGTGTATGTCAGAAGATGTACGAACTCAATACGTGTAGTATAAGAGATATAAGTGTTGTTTTACCTTTAAACGTACTACAGAATTACGAGAGATTTACTAAGCATAATCCATACGTTAGACACTTTCCAAGCATGCTGAAGAGCACACACGGTATCAAGAAGTCCTTTAGAGGTTATCTAAAACAATTAACGATAGCCTAAAGCAACTAAACGTCTAATATTAGGTCCTACATTTTGATCTGTACCGTAATCATCAGCTGGAATACCAGCGCTGAATTCTTTATAATATGCTGGAGTCTTTCCTGGTGCTGCTCCGTGACCGGAACTATTCTTCATGCTAGCATCAGCAGAAACAGTATATGTTGCTGTAGAGCCATTTCTAAATACAACAGCAATATCAATAGCAGCAGAAATATTTGTAACAAAGGTAGTATTTCTATGATGCGTATGTGCACCAGCTCTATTAGGCGTACTAAGAATAATGGTACGAGTCGTGCCGTTTGTAAGACCTGAAGCAGCAGCCAAGGCGTAACTACCTGCAAGCGCTTTAGTATTTTCTAATGTTTTACCAGGGACTCTCCATAAGATACCATGGGCAGATAAACCAGGACCTCCAGTTGTATCTTGACATCCCCACTGTTGACCGTAACCAGGAGATGATAAAATTCCAATTATTGAACTACTTGTATCACCTGGTGTCATTCCAGATGATAATGTATCAAAGCCGGATTTTCTTGCTATATTACCACCAACGCCTTGGGGTACGTTTGGTTCAAAAGATAATAAATTGGGTCCGTCTATAATAGATGCACGTTGTAATATATCAGAGCCATCTTTAGTTGTACCTGGTGAGCCAACATCAGTGTCAGACGAGTAAAAGCCGTTAGGATATGAAATGATTGGTTTGGTTGCCATACAAATATTTATACAAAAAAGGTACTATTTACGCAAACTTAAACAAAAAAAACGGTGGAACTTTCGTCCCACCGTTTTTAAGATTGTCTCTCGACTGCTGCTTAATCAGCGACGTACTATTAGAAGTACACCGACTGTGAAGCAGGCGTAAACGCTGTACCAAGACCCTGACAAAGCACGACATGATAGTAGAGATCCGCTCCGAAGATGTTGTCAACAACACCATAACGAGTAAGCAAGCCAACACGTGGTGCGAAGTCGTTAGGACCGATAGTTCTCTGAACCATGACAGGAATGTAAGGACAATAAATGATACCAGTATCGTAGAATTCAGGTCCCTTATAGCCAAGCAACGCGTATTCAATATTTCCGGTTCCACCGGTGTATACGGCCTGCTGGGTATAATGTGAAGACTGCTGAACCTCTGTTCTAGTATCACGGTAAACGTTGAATCTTCCACCGACTGAACCAACCTTTGCAATACCAACAGGCTGAGTGTTCACATCACCCTGTACAGGTACCCACTGGAATTCAGGGAGCATCTCAAGGATGGCGCAAACACGAGGAGTAGCAACAATAAAGTTAGCAGCTCCACGTCTGTTACG